AAGCATTTGACTATGAATAGCGCAAAATAGCGGAGCTATTTTGTGGTCTGGAGTCGGTTACCGAAGGAAACTGAGAGATGAATTTGCGTGGAATTCATCATTACTTGGTGAGACCTTGGAGGAATCTGTTGAATGATGCACTAACAATGCTGATAAAACGGACTAGCCCAAGATCATCTCATCAAATAATGATGTCTGAAACAATCTGAATTCTTTAGGTTTTCTTTGGTTTCTTATGGTAGTCATGTCCGTAGCTGCCATCCGGATTTGCCGTAGGTAAATTTCGACGCCGACAGTAATTCCAGTGGGGTTACTGTTGGAAGAGAGGGAGCGTTTGTTTTGTGATGACGATGAAATTACATCTCTTGAGAGTAGGTAATGGAGGCTTGGTCCTATAGACAAACGTGCGAAAAAGGTCCACGATTGGGAAAATGTTGCTTGCAACACCCAATCCCACTAAATGCAATGTTAAGTGGTAGAGACTCGTATCCTTAGGTGACGGAACAAGGGTGGGGTACGAGAGTCGAGTGACATGGGGTAGCACACCACTATTCCGTGTTGTGTATGTGGCGTCCTAGTAGGATAGCATACATTAACTTCCGCCTATGAGGTCCCTAGTGGTGCTGCTGAACGCTGTGTCAGTAAGCGGTTAGGGATGGTATCCAACGGGGTTGCCCAGGGAGAGCCTGTGAGAGCAGGAGAACCTGCGGCCACGCATCCATGCGATCAGTGGTCTCAGAGCGTATACGGCGGGCGCACCTAAAGACCAACAACTAGTGTTGTTGGGTACAGGGGCGAAGAATTACACCACCCCAGAGCCTGGTTAGGCTCGGATTCGGTCGCAGGAAGTTTGTCCCCTCTGCGACAAAAGTTTTTTCAGTACCGGTTTTCCCGTACATTATGTCGTCATTTTCCCAACTTTCGCTTGCTTCTATCAACAAGACTAAGCTCAGTCGTGAACTAGTCTATGGAGATAAGGCACTAGGCCGTAGCAGTGGTGAGTCTAAGCTCGTCAAGTACCTTGGCGACTTGACTCCTTCGCCATGGGTTTCAAACCTAACTGGCGGCTTCCATGCTACCGCTAATCAGCGTTTTGAGGAGTATGTCATGCCAGCGATGGTGGCTACCAGCACTTCTCCTAGCGTTATGGGCGGTGCATCGGTCATGATTAGTCAGGCCAATGGACCTCCTCATTCTATGCAAAACATTGTGAACACCGTGTCTTGCGTTGAATTCAGCAGTACCTTCACCAACTTGGGTGACACCTCTGTTCGCAATGTTCGTACTGCTATTGGTGGTGCTACCATGGCTATGGCCACGGAGCTCTCGGGAGCTTTTGATGGTGTTAGTGATGGTTGTGCTAACTATGGTCCGCTTTACATGCGCCTTTTTGCTTTGCTTGAGGCTGTGGCGCATGGTTGGGCTTTGAATGCCATTCCCGTCGTTGGTGGTGGCAACAATCCGTTGGATGGTCGAAACTTGTTCTGGAATCCAAACGCTATTGCGAACCATCAACCTTGGATTGATAGGGTTATTGGAGCGCGCGGTAGCCAAGTCAACCCCTTGAGTATGTTCCGCCATCGCAATGGACTGAACTTGACAGCTGGTATTGCCAATGCATTGCATTTGGCGATTTCACCACATTGTGGCATTGCTCAGCAACTTCGTGTTAACGGGCATCCTGGTGTTGGAGGACGTTGCACTGATGCAATCACTTTAGCAGTTTATGGAACTCAGACATTGCCTAATGGCAATGTCAATGTTCCTACTCAAGCTGATGTTGTTTTGGCGATCAAGTATATTCTCCGTTGCACTGGTGACACCAAAGGTTACAACCTTGGTTTTGAGATGTGGGCGAAGAGGGTCGAGTTTGCGGGTCCTGAGACTACTATTTTGCCAACGCTGTTGACTGAACGTTTTTTCAGGCAAGACACCGCGACTTTTTGTCGCATTTGGGCTCTGGTGTTTAGAGCCCTTTATTTGCGTAAAAGTCGCGATGACGACCCCATTAATTGGGGCCCTGGCGGTGATCTTTTTGATGCAGGTGATGCTGAATTGGGTCGCACAGTAGATCAGATGTTGGCTATGTTGCAGGGTATCAACCCCGCAATTGAACGTGCAGACATTGAAACCAATGATATCTGGCGCGGTGTCAACAATGCTGCTTGGCTCAATGTCAATCAAGAAATCTATTCCCGTTGGATTTGGGGTGTTGGTGGTCATCGTTTTCCTCTTGATTTTGAAAGGGCATCAACTACACAGCAATGGATTGATCTTGGTCGTGATGTTGGAGTTGGTGTTGCGTTCAGTTGGACTAATCTCTTCAGATTGCCTGCTGGACATGAAGCAGTTACTAATGCAGAAGGCATCCCGTGTAGGAATGTGTTAGAAGGTGATTTGGTCATGCCTGCTGATGGTGTGTATGGCCGTCACGTCTTCGCAATTTGCAGTGGGATTGGTGGGTTTCTGAAGACTGCAGGCGACAATGCTCCCTTCCAGGCAACTGGGACGGAAGGTGTTTCTCGCATCATTTCTGCTGCTAATGCTGATCAACTACTGTCACGCATGTATTTCCCTTCAGTAGCTTTGCGGTGTGCGAGTAACCAAGCTTCTCACTTGATGGGTAACAGTCGCATGTCCAATAGTATGGCTATGGGTATTGTGGATACTGGAGACGCAAACTTTGACGATGTCTACAGTTCGTATATCGCTGAAGGCCGTTTGGTGGATTCTCTTGAGTTAGTTAAGACTTTCATTGATTTGACTAAAGGCGTGCTTGCATGGGAAAACCTCTCTCAAGAGCAGAGTTTGGACAATCAAGGTTTGGGTCTTTTTAGAAGCGCTGGTAGAGACAGGTTCATCAAAGAAGTTTGTTTCCACCCATTCATCGACACCTTGGTTTTGGGCATTTCTAGCACAGTGGGAGGAGTTATCAATGCCAAACCAACGTCGCTGGCGGACTTTCTCAACGGTACCAGAGGTGGTTTGGCGACAGCACCCATTGCTGAAGATCTCACTAGATTGGATGTCGTTGCACTTAGTGCTTGGTTGATGGAAGTTGGAGGTCAAAGCATGATGTGGCAACGACGTCTCCAATTTTATGACGATGATAATCGTTTGGTTGCTTCAACAACCTTCAATGTCAAGCGCAATTGTGTTAGGTTGTCTGACGGTTTTTATGGCTTACCTCGCATTGATTCAGTGTACCATTGGTATTACAGCGATGGTTTGGATGCTATATGGTGCGGTGTCAATAGCCATGATTGCTCACCACCTGTGGCGAGAACGATATGGACGCCTAATGGCAGACAACGCACACTGTTTGAAGATGGCACAGCTAATGTCACGAGGAACGATTTTGGTGGTGGATCACTGCAATTGTGGGACGGTGGTGCTCTGCATGCTTACGTGAACATTCGTATTGGTGGCGGTGGTGCTGCAGCTTACAGAACTTCTACGCCCAGTTTTGCTCCCGCTCCCTTTGCAGCAGTTCTGGCAAATGGGGTAATTGATGATCAAACCAGTCTAGCATTTCTGCCTGGAAAATATCTCAACTGCAAAACGCCAAACCGTTCACTGATTTCTGGACTCAAGGTTCCAACACGGCCAGCTTCTGGGCTCGATGTCATGCTCAACGCGTGGAAGGGAGTCGGGTCCTTGGCCGAGAAGCTCAAGCTATTTGGTTTGAGTTCACAAGGTCCAACTGTCCCAAACAGTGCGACTGGATCAGGCCACACAGAACCAATAACGGTGACTACCGCAACCAATGATTCAGTGAGCACAATGACGGGTAACACGGCAATCAATGACACAGGTGAGGCTAACTGATGTGACGTGCGACCGATCAGTTATTACAGTGGAAGTTTGCGTGTTTGTGGATGGCGAGTAAATGCAGTCAATGGTAGGAGCATACCTATCGTGCCTTGGCATGTAAGTGTGGTGGGGCCTCCGTTGTCTGAAAGTGAATATTTGTTTCTGTGCCAATTGTATCAATACAAGTTATGTGATGTACATTTATTTAAGGCGTGGCATGACCACAGCTTTGGTGGTGTGTACCCTGAACATTTGTGGTTTGATCTAGCTAAACTAGCACCAGATACTGTGATGGATACAGACATGACGAGAGGTCTGAGACACAAAGTTCCAAAAACGGAAGGCGTTTGCATCTTTGACCATGAGAATGGTTACGCAACCTCGGATAGTAGTGTTCCGACAAAACACATGTTGCCAAAGTTGCCCGGGGGTGTCATTTTAATGTACAGTGGTGGTGGTAAAAGCCATTTCATAAGTGAGAACAAAGAATTGGGGCTTGTTGATGGCGATGATCTTGTGGACTTTGCAAAAGGTTGGAACAAAGACAGGAAATTAAGGAAGCAGGTGATGAAGCAATATGAAAACAATATTCTTCAATCTGCACTTAAAGGTGACACAATATTGGTGAATGTGAACGATGAGAAGATCATCGATAAGTGGGTAAAAGCTGGTGTTGTGGTAGGTTATGTGCCAGTTTCAAAAGAGTTGATGGAATGGAAAGTGAAGCACAATCTGCTCAGGTCGGATCAAGTGGGCAGAATGCGACATAGAGTTGAGGCACAAAAGAATTGGGCAAAGAGAGGCGTCAAAAGTTTTGAAACTCTCGAAGCAGCAATTGAAGCAGCAAAAAATTGTGAAAGGAGTCTTGATCAAAAATTGTTGCCACAGTTGAAGGAGATGGTGAGACGCAACCAATACTGTGTTGAGAAGCATAGTTGGATGGTGAGGAGGATTTGGCCAGGAACAAGCAAAATGCTGGATGAACGAGAGCAAGTGTCTGTTCCTTTAGCTGTAGCCATGGCGCAGCAACAGATACAACACCACGATGTGGATAGTAGCACGGTCTTTAAAGTTTTCGATCTGTGTCTTGGCATGGGAGCACAGTTGATGACTAATGCTATTGTTTGGTGCTGTGGTCTAGAAGGCGGTTGGCATGAATTATTGATGTTGCAAGATAAGTTTGGCTTCTTTAGCTTGGACATGAAAGGTTTCATGGACAGCAGCAAACTGTTCCACAGCCTTGTTAGAAACACAGATGATGTTTCTTGGTTTGGGGGCAGGTTCAGCGCAGATCATTATATGTACTTCAATTTATTACCGGGCAGGTTTTTCTTTTCGCATCTGAATTTCCGTAGTGAATTGGGGAGTAGGATGGAGGAAGCAAGACCCATCAACGATGGCGCGTATGGAGGTAGTGCAGGTGATTTTGAGGAGTTGGTTGAGCATGTGATTGATTATCTCGGAAGCTTGTTTGCCGAAGGTAGCGTGGCTAAAGCTGAGGCTGACATAGAACAGTTTTGCGCAGATTTCCTTACTTGGAGCACATCTGGCAGTGCACCAAATAAGGGTCTGGAGTTAATGATGCCTGATGGCTCCAGAATGCGCACTAGCGGTGGCAACAAATCATCTCAATTGAATAAGATGGGGATACAAGGTATCTTAGAGTGTTTGGATGTGGATCCCAGTTGCATTGGTCAGCCTACCTACAAGTTTGAGGCGGGCAAATTGAGGATGTTGTTACCGGGACCCCTATATCATTGGGTTGTTGAATCTATGGCGCTATGGGGAGGCGAAGGCCATGTTTTGAGAAGTGTAGATGAAATTGCGTTGGAACAGAGCAGTTATGTGGAGTTCATTCAACTGACTAATAGGTTGGCATCAACAGGAAGTGAGACTGCCAGGGCTTGTAGTGATTACGCTGATTATAACATACTACACACCTTCGAACGTATGCAGAAACTCTGGTTGGCTCAAGCTGATGCTTTAGATGCTCGATTGGCTTTGCCTGCTGGAATGCGAAGTTCGGACAGTGATGGTATTCTTGACTTCATCCGGCGCGCTTGTCGTTGGGCTGCAGCCGCATTGAACAATGTGCAAGCGCGCTTGGATGACGGTGAGTATGTAAAATTGGTTCGAGGTCTGTGGACGGGTTGGAGGAGCACCATGTACATAAATGTCACGTTTAATTTCGCTTACACCACTGCTCAAAGAATCATGTTTATTCGCGAATATGGTATTGATCCATTGAGCAGATACAATGTACTAGGCGATGATATGGAAGGTGATTCACCATCATTGTGGACGGCTTTGAAATTTGTAAGTCTCATTGATCCACTGGGCTTGGACGCGCAAGCGAGCAAACAAATGGTGAGCTTGCGTCGCGCTGAATTTCTGCGCCTAATGTATCGTGATGGGAAAACTATCACAGGTAGTTACTGTCGTGGTATCACAGGTTTCACATCAGGAGACACACAGACCAGTCCCAGATACGCAGGAGTGAGATCAGCGCAGAATATATGTGAGGGGTTGAACCGTATAATGCGCAGAGGTGGCGATATTGAGAAACTTGAAAGAGCCAAAAACTTGCTAATCAAACATTGGACAGCAGTTAGGATTGGTGATCAAGTTTATAGACCATCTGCTGATGTATTGAGATCACCTACCTGGATGGGGGGTATGGGGATCTGTCGTCATGACGGTAAAGATGCAAGGTTTGTACAGATAGTGCGTGCCCGAGTGCGCATGCCTCGCTACAGCCAAGCGAATTCATCATTGTCCAAGCTGATGGTACGCAAAGGTTGGTCAAAAATCCAAAGTTGGGAAGGTATATCGATGCCTGACCATAGGGATGTTGACGCTAGTGTCATGGCCAGCATTTTGCCTCCCAAAGTACGACAAGAATTCGCAAGGATGGAAAGGCAAGATACTGTGGAGTATTACCGCCAAAAAGGCACTAAAGTCAAGAAAAATTTTATTCCCGAACTTTATCAATATTTTGACAAAGTTTCCACGCACCTGGAAGATGATCGACAATTGGTGCCAAGAGTGGCCTACAAACCAAACGATTGGTGGCGTGGCCTTGTACGAGATGCTATGGGTGTGTTGGCATCTCATCCACAATCAGAAAGGCTGATGGGTAAAGCGGGACCCCAGAAGCTTGCAAACGTAATGAAAAATGTTACGAGCAAAGTCGATGATGCTAAGAGTAAACTACTCAGTCTCGATATAGAAACTGTCATGGGAACTGTGACCGGACGATTGGAAAAACCAAGTCCACTTGCAGGTCTCGTGAGTCCTCTATGTCGTCATTTGATTGATATGTGTCATTCTGGCATTGTTAGTTGGCTTTGCAAACAGAGTGCTGATTCCAGCTCAAAATGGAATCAATGTATAGTCAATGCGCTATACACTTTCGAAATATTTTTCATCGATATACAAG